CACGCTGTTTAATCAGATCTATATTAAACACCAAGATGCTGCTAATAGTACTATTAGTGAGATGAAAGTTCCATTGGCATATGGTCCAATGCAGAAGTTTCTGGCAAGAATTGAACAGCAGGCTGATCTAAACAGAGCAGTTCAGATTGGTCTTCCCAGAATGTCATTCGAAATGAATAGCATTCAATATGATGCAACAAGAAAGACATCTGTAACTCAAACTTTCAAGGCAGTAGACGATAATAACAGGATTAAAAAGGTCTACATGCCTGTTCCATATAATATTGGATTTGAACTTAACATTCTTACAAAGTTAAATGATGATGCTTTGCAAATCATTGAGCAGATTCTACCATATTTTCAACCATCTTTTAATATTACAGTTGAACTTGTAGATTCTATCGGAGAGAAAAGAGATATTCCGATTGTTCTTGATAGTATCAATTTCCAAGATGATTATGAAGGAGATTTTTCTACAAGAAGAGCACTAATTTACACTCTACAATTTACAGCAAAAACATATCTATTCGGTCCAATCGCAGACAGCACCGAAGGCATCATTCGTAAGGTTCAGGTTGATTACTATTCAGATACTGATACTGTAAGGGCAAGAAGAGAGATGCGTTATACTGCAACTCCAACTGCACTAAAAGATTATGATAATGATACTGGAGCAATTATTACAGAAGATGTGACAGTTTCAGAAACTAAGATCTCTGTAAATGACACATCACCACTCTCTACTGGGGATCGTATTATTCTTAACAGCGAAATTATGAAGATCACTGCTCTTACCAGTAACACAATTACCGTTAAGAGAGCATATAGTGGAACAATAGCACAAACACATAACAGTGGTACACAGTTTAATGTATTGAGCACTGCCGATGATGCTCTTGTCGCACCAGGAGATGACTTTGGATTTAGTGAATCTTTAGACTTCTTCGATAACAGTTCAGATTTTAGTCCAACAAGAAATACCGATTTGCTGTAATATTATGCCAGAAAATTTTGAAAGTATTAGTAACGCTCTGAATACAGAGACTTCTATAGTGGAAGTTGAGAATGTTCCAGCAGAGATAGAAAAAGTAAAAGAGGTTCGTAACGATCTTAAAAAAGATTATGAATATAGTAGAGGTCAACTCTATTCTTTGATTGAAAAGGGGCAAGAAGCAATCAATGGTATTTTAGAAGTTGCCGGAGAAGGTGCAAGTCCAAGAGCATATGAAGTTGCAGGTCAACTGATTAAAAGTGTTGGTGACGTTACAGATAAGTTGGTAGATCTTCAGAAGAAAGTAAAGGACATCGAAGATGTTAGTGAGAAAACAACCACTAATAATGTTACAAATAACGCATTATTTGTTGGGTCTACTGCAGAGTTGTCAAAACTACTAAAGCAAGGTTTTCTAAATAATAATAACCCAGATTCTAAAAAGAGTGAAAAAGTGTAAGCAGGGTTACTACTACTGCTATAAAGATAAAAAATGTAAGAAGATTCCTACAGGTTATCGTGTAGGTTTGGGTGGATGGCTTCGTCGTGAAAACGAGGAAGAAAAGGAGGAAAAGAATGGCAATGGTACAAATGGCAATGGAAGTGGGAATGGGGACTCTTCTGGGAGCACTAATGGCGGAGGAGTATCGGAAGCATGGAGTGCAAAATATAAACAATCAATTGATTGCAACAACCCAAAGGGGTTTTCTCAAAGAGCACACTGTCAAGGAAGAAAGAAAGTGAACGAGGAAAAGAAAAAAGATCACGAGTATTCTATGGCTCGTTCTGAGGTAAAAACTATTCAGAATGCCGCAAAACGTCTTCAGAAGAAGATGGGTAAAAAAGGTGAGGGTAATCTGCAAGCATGGGTTCAATCTAAAATTACTAAAGCAGCAGATTATATTGATACTGCAGCAGATTATGTCACTAATGAAGAAGCCATCGCAGAAAAGAGAGATGGTAAATCTGCAAAGGATCCTGGTTACTCACTTCGTGACTGGTTTAAAGGTGGTGGATGGGTTCAGGCAGGTGGTAAGTATGATGGCAAACCTTGTGCTAAACAACCAGGACAAAAGACAAAACCTTTCTGCCGTGATGCGGACGATCGCGCATCAATGAGTAAGGATGAAAGAGAAAGAAGGGCAAAGAAAAAACGTAAAGAAGATCCAAATCCAAATAGAAAAGGTGCGGCAAAAATAGTAACTGAAGGAAAGGGTGAAAAAGATGCTTGCTATAAGAAAGTAAAGTCACGTTACTCCGTCTGGCCAAGTGCATATGCATCTGGTGCTCTAGTCAAGTGCCGTAAAGTTGGTGCTGCTAATTGGGGTAATAAAACAAAGAATGAAAACTATGATTACTCTAATTGGAGAGATGACTTTAAAGCATTAGAAATTGAATCAATTGATATTATCAAACCAGAACCACTTCAGGCAACTGATGGTATTGGAAGCAGAATGCTTGATGAAGCGACATATCCATCCGACTTCAAGAAAGGTTCTCCTGTTGCAACCAAAAAGAAAGGAAGACCTAATGCACAAGGTCCTGAGAGTGGCAAAAAAGAAATTGATGAAGCGACATATCCATCCGACTTCAAGAAAGGTTCTCCTGTTGCAACCAAAAAGAAAGGAAGACCTAATGCACAAGGTCCTGAGAGTGGCAAAAAAGAAATTGATGAAGCAAAGAAGTGTTGGAAAGGGTATAAGAAAGCAGGAACTCAAAAACTGTTTGGTAAAACTTATAACCGTTGTGTGAAAGAAGGAAATAAATCCTTCGGTCAGTTCATGGAAGACTGGCAGAAGGTTAATAAGTCGGACAAAACTGATGGAATGAGTCCTGCAGCAGTTAAGGCATATCGCCGTGAGAACCCAGGTTCCAAACTTAAGACTGCTGTAACTGGAGATCCAAAACCAGGCAGTAAGGATGCCAAACGTAGAAAGTCCTTCTGCTCCCGCTCTAAAGGGCAGCAAGACATGCACAACATCGATTGCTCTAAAACCCCCGATAAAGCAATTTGTAAAGCCCGCCGTCGCTGGAAATGCTAATGAAAAGTTTTCAACAGTTTCTATCAGAAAGCATCACCATCAATGGTGACTTTAATGGAACCCTCAATGTTGGGGGTTCTCAACCAGAACCAGAACAACCAAAAGAATCTTTCTTTGCTGATGTTGTCTGGGAAGGAAAGATGTATCGTCTAGAAGTAGAAGGTGCAATGCTTTCCAAGAATGAACTCGCAGAACAAATTCAAGGAGAGTATCCTGGAGCGATTGTTCATCAGATCTATCCTGGTCAGGTAAATACTTCTAGAATCAAAAACGCACAGAGATATCAACCAGAAAGATTATCGTGGAGTGATTAATGGCTCAGTGGAATAAAAACGAACAAGATTATCTAAACCAAGAGAGAAGTCTCTTTGAGGTATTCAATATTGCAGATCACTGGGGAAACCAAACGGACTGGAGACCTCAGTTTTCTGACAATAACAGACTAAAGGTTGCTCCCTTCCAAACAGTTTTCTTCAATACTTTCCAGTATGGTAAGGAGACTGATGTATGGGATGAGAGAGTCACTGGTGTTGGAACTGCTACTCATAATACCGCTTCCAGTAATGTGGTTATGGAGGTCGGAGATACTGCTGGTAGTAGGGTTGTCAGGCAGACTAAACAGGTAATGAGATACATTCCTGGTAGACCAGCAACTCTCGCATTTGCAATTCGTCTAGAAGCACCACAAGTCGGTATTCGCAGAAGATTCGGATTGTTTAATGAGACTGATGGTGCTTTCTTTGAGGATGATGGTGGCACATATTCTTATGTAATTCGCAGCAGTACATCTGGTATCACCACAGAAACAAGAGTAACCAGAGAAAACTGGAACGGTGAAAAGTTTGATGGTAATGGATACACTGGTATAACTGCTGATGCTACAAAACAGCAGATGATTTCCATTAACTATGAATGGTATGGTGCAGGTGGTGTAACATTTAATTGGTTAATGAAAAATGAGACTATTGCTAGCCATAAATTTGAGAACT